GGACGTTTTACGATGTTCTGGCCGTCTCCTTCCGAGTTGTCTTACGGAAGGGGCCGGATGCACGGCATCCGGGGTGGACCCGCGGTAGCGAAGGTCGCTACTCAGTCGGTCTAGAGCACAATTGTGTGGAGCTAGAGCAGGGCATTCGAGATTACTCGCTTCCCAGCTCGCTCCTTGCTGTGCTAGAGGCCGATCCCCTCAAGAAGGATCTCGCTTTGCAGCTGCGACGGAAGGTCGAGACAGTTGCATTATTTGTGCGGAGCACGTGGGACGTCCTGGCGGACGCGGACCCAGTGTTCATGCACTGTTGCGCGAGAGACTTCTTCGGTCTTTTCGACTGCCTAATGAAGGCGCCCAGTGAAGTGGCGCTTGTGAAGTGGCAGAAGTACCTTGTTGCGTGGCCGTTGGCAAAGTTGCTCCGTCAGGAGAGCATGCCGAAGGTACCAGCAGGTCTTGAGAAGGCTCTGGAAGACTCTAGTTTTCATTTCCCGCTGAAGGGCGGGGCACGGAGGCACCTGAGGAATATCATGGCAAGCCGACCTTGTGAACAGCGACCGTTAAGGGTCGGCTGGGCGATGCTCCAGGGCATCAAGAGAGGTTGCGGCGAAGTCACGAAGGCATTCCAGGCGTCATCGATGGTCGATCACCAGGCTGCACTGCAGCAGGAGATCCCGTTACTGTCAGACGAACACGCAGAGGCGTTTCGTAAGAAGTTTCGGGCTATCTGGAGATCGCCACGACCCGTGCGAATAGGTAACGAGAAGTGGACGGCATGGGGAACCACGAGCTCGATGCAGCGGCTTGCTGCAGGCGAGGGGAACCCAGGCTTCAATGCCAGCTACTCCTTCGGGAGAAAGGAGGGAGGTCGCGCGATGGAAGTCCGCGATACTACTCTCTATGTGCTGGGCGCTCGGGGCTACTTCGAGGAGCGAAGTGCAAACCTGACTGCATGTGAGATCGACGGCCATTTGGTCTCGATGTTCTGGCATCCACACACGGGCCGGGGCACGGAGACTCGGACGGACCTGAGAGTCCTCCCGGTGGTGCCTCATCACGAAGCAGTTCGGTGGGCAAATCACTTTTTGAAGAGCAGCCCTGGGGGCAAGTGCCGTGCTATGGTAGCCGGCATCTTGGAGCCACTAAAGTGCCGAATCATCACCAAGGGGTCAGGAATCCCCTACTGGTCGATGCAGCCTTTCCAGAAGGCGATGTGGGACCGGCTACAGAAGTTCGAGCCTTTCGCTCTTACTGGCCGTCCTATGGACGCTTCCGATCTTTCCGGCATTTTGCTGAAGGAAGGTCGCTTGGGATTGCTGTTCGACAAGTGGGTGTCCGGGGACTACTCCGCTGCGACAGACGGCCTCAGCCAACAAATCAACACTCTCTGCCTTGAAGAAGCCATTTTGGCTGGCGGATTGACTGATGCTGAGGCGGTTGTAGCACGGGCAGTGCTTGGGAATCACGTGATTGATTACCCTGACGACGACGAGTTCGTCGACGTCTTGCCGGCTCAAACGATCAACCAGACCAACGGTCAGTTGATGGGCTCGGTGTTGTCCTTCCCGATCCTCTGCGCGATTAACGTCTGCGCTTATTGGATGGCCCTTGAGGAGTACACCGGCAGGGCGTTCGAGCTGAACGACCTCCCATGCCTCGTGAATGGCGACGACATCTGTTTCCGCGCAAACGATGAGTTCTACCCTGTCTGGAAGAAGTGGACGGCCTTGGCTGGCTTCACACTTTCTCCGGGCAAGAACTACATTGCGGCGGATTTTGTCACCATCAACAGCGAGGGCTACCACTACCGTCCGGGCAAGAAGTGCCCGACGTTCACCAAGCTGGGGTTCTTGAACACCGGCTTGCTCTACTCGGCCAAGAAGGCCAACATGGAGACGGAAGTGGATTACCGGGAGGCGCTGAAGGCGGAGAGGAAGGAAGAGTTCCTGGGCGCACCGCGAATTGGTGTGCGGCCCGAACTCCGCGATATGCCTTTTACCCAGAAGGTCAACAAGCTCTTGGCGGGTTGTCACAACCCCAAGAGGACCTATCTGCGAATGCATGAGTTTTTCCGAGAGGAGATCTCGCGGCACACCTGGAAGGGTGCGATCAACATGCATGCGGCCCCGGAGATGGGCGGTTTAGGTATCACGTTACCTGAGGGACAGACGACGAGGTTCACGGCCTGGCAGCAGCAGACTGCAGGCTATCTCCGATCCAAATGGAAGTCAATGGACTTCGGGACGTACGAGGACACTCCTTGCAAAGGGAGTCCAACGATGGTACGTACCTGGGACTTGAATGCCCCCATGGGTCTAGACGGGAGGTGCACGTATCAGTGCAAGCGTGAACCGGCTGTGAGGCCAGTGTTCCCGGTGAAGCCGGGCGTCGTCGTGATTCGAAAGAAACTAGAGCCTTTGAGAGAAGGAGAGCAGCGTTGGCTGTTGCCTAGCGGTGGACTGTTGAATTACCAGTCACTGCGGGGCGACACCGAGGGTCAGTGGAAGATCCAAACGCTGTCAAGCGAAGATGTAGCTGCAGCTCGGAATTATACCGGTCCCAGGGTTCTTGAACCCTTGGTCTGGGAGGATGAAGTCCGAGTGCAGGCGGCTGAACCGCAGTCGCAGCTCTGTCGTACCGTCGGTTCGTCAGATGGAAGTGAGGAAAGGGGAGCGGCGCCGTTGTGCGTGGACGTGGTGTCCATGATCAATCAACCGAGCGCGCCCCCGATGCCTTGCAACCTGAAGACGTATCGCGACGCAGACGGAGCAATCTTCGTCATCTCCACTCGTTCCAGAAAGTGGGGCGTGAAGGTGTAGGTCTGGGAGACTGGAACTGAGAAGGAAGGGAAAGGCTATTGGCACCCCCTCTACCTGAAGTTGGTTACTTAGCGCGGCGTCCATGGCGGACTACCAAGCGGGCATCATTCCAACCTCTCTAGGAGAGTATGGGGCCAGGCTGGACCTGACTGACACATCCGGAATCTATACACCGAACGTGAGTTTCGTGACATCGGCGGTTCCATCATGCGGTATGGTGAGACCGAAGGCACGAAGAGATAACTGCAGTGCACCCTTAGAAGCTAAAGAGAGTCGTCTGGCCATTCTGGCTCGTCACGGTCGTGACAGAGCTCATGCAGACTACGACAATCTACGTTTCTAGGGTTAGCTTGCACGCAGGAAACCTCCTAGTGCGCCTGACCGACTGGTACCATGTGACCAGCCGTTCTTCAATCAGCCGTGGGCATCTAATGCTCCGCGTCTGAGTCAGG